GTTGATATTCAGCCCATATAGCCTGTGGTTCTGTGTTCATTTAATCACCTTCTCTCGCCATATAGTACTTCTTCTATGAAAGTCTTGGCTTCATCTCTTGACTTTTCATCCTTCTTTACCTGTACTGCTTCAACTATAGGAGATATAGGGCTTTTAAGTTCCGGCTCCTGCTTCTCTGCTGCTTGAAGCTGCCAACGCAAGCCCAGCTGTACTGATTTTATCGTAATAATACCGGTTAGCAATATCGCCACCGGTATACATATGATTAATGCTATTACCATGTTATAACCTCATTCCTTTCATTCTCATAGGTTTCAAAAGTGTGTTGTCTGTTTGGTCTCTTTCGCTGTACTGTTGCCGGTATTGGTCTGCCTGCTGTGAAATATCTTATGCTGTCGATACTGTGTGTCAGCTCATGCGGTTCTTTTGCATATACATTTGGGTTTTTCTTGTCCTTTTGTATATTGACAAGACATCGCCATAGGCTAGGTGCTGCGCCCTCGTCTATTGTCAAATTAGCAGTTGTTATCGCTTCCCCTGTGTGTTCGTCAGGTTCTTGTACTGGTCTTAACCATTCTTTCATGTTCAGACAACCTTGCTCAAAGTCGTTTGAAGCTTGCATGAGATATATTCCTCGTTCTTGAAACAGTGTTGCTGTTGACTTTCCTGTATCTCTGTTACGATTCCACAAGTCCGGCGGTGCTATATATTGATATATCTTTTCGCCTTGATTAGATTTCAATATTTCTTCTGCTGCTTCTGATACTATTAACCCTGTTTTATATAGTTCCCGGTATACTCTTGCTCTACCTCGATTGTTTAGGTATATCCAATAAGCCGCCAACATATCTAAGCCATAGTCTAACACTACATATCTGTTATAGTGAGGTTGTATTATGTCAGGTTGTTTAATGTGGATATGCGCTCTTAATTCTCCAAAGAAAGCTCCTCCTGGTATCATAAAGGCTTCTTCTTCCGTTGCCGGGTATTCTGCCAGTGTTGCATCCCCTAAGTCCTTTTTAGTCTGTTCGTACCATTCCGGCGTTCTCCGTGGGTCTGTATCCCATCCTAAGAATATTCGATTAAATGTGTTATCTCCATCTTTACTCTTTATCCATATATCCTCAAATAAACTACCTCTTTCGATTGTTGATAGTCCTATCAACTTACCACCTGTAGGTCTGTTTATCGTGGGATATGCGGCTGTCCATATCTCCCGGGCCCATTGTTGGAAAGCCCATTCATCAAGTATAACAAGATTGGCTGTAAAACTTCTACCACTGTCTGGTGCTGCTGTAAATGATTTAAGGGTGCTATCCTCTCCATTGGGAAAGTGTATTGTTATAGTTGAAGTTGTATCTTCCCAAGTTATCCCTTGCCAGCCTGCCGAATCTCGCTTATGTCTTATCAACCATTCCGGCATATGTCGAAGTATAAAGCCTGTACGCCTCACAAGCTCCTTTGCATCATCATCTTTTTTACTGAGCGCTACTATCATAAAGCCCGCGTTGAATATCATATTCCATACAGCATAAGCCAATGTAAGCCATGTAAGCCCTAATTGACGAGCCTTTAATACTATGTTAAGCCTTTCATTTTCAAAAGCTTCTAAAGCTATCTTCTGCCCATCCCACAAATGAAATAAGACAGCTAATTGTTCGCTGTCTCTGTCCTCTATATATACATAATTTTCTATGAAGTATTCTGCATCTACTTTTATGCGATCCTGTTCAGCTCGCCTTTGCAATTCCTCTGCTGCTTTTATTTTATATGTTATCCAGTCCATTGTATTCACCGACTTACCGCTTCGTTAAACCCTGCCACTTTCATATTGTAACTAAATGCATAATGTTTGCTATTATCAATATTTATTCCTGTGTTGCTGTTTATTTCAAAGTTAAATGCTATGGCTGATTTTCCTGCTATCATTCTTAATAGCCAAAATCTTATTTTATTTATCATATACCTCACCCCTCTAATTCATTAGGATTTCCGTTATCTCTCCTGTTTTTATGTCGCATGATATATATTTAGTTTCTTTCTTGATTACTTTGCCCGTGTTAGTAAAGTCTATGTCTTTGAAACTTATTGGTTTCTTTTCGTGTTTATCCATATACCTCACCCCTTTTATATTAGTGATAATGGGTTAAACTGCTTACGGCGTATATGTTTCAATCTTTAAATATTTATCTTGCATCATTTCTTCAATTTCTCGCATAATATTTTTATTGTCTTTTTTCATTATTGTTTCAGCAGCTTTCTTTTTATGCCATGCTTGAAATTCTTTTGAAGCTGCTAACCGGCGCAAGGCTTCCTTTTTATTTTGTGGCTGATCTCTAAAGTTTCTGCTTTCTCCTACTGCTCCGCTCTCTATGTGCGTTATTCTTACACCAGATTCAACTTTGTTTTGGTTCTGACCACCCTTACCGCCACTGCGGAACGTATCTATTCTGAAATCTTTTTTAGTTACACTAAATAATAATTCTTTTCCCATTTCCACCCCTCCTATATTGCGCTAAATAAACATTTCGCGCCATGACCTATTTTAGCCATTTGTAGGCTGTTTTTGCCTTGTTTATACGATAATATACACTTTTATACATACTATCCTGCATAATTATAATATTTATCAGCTTGTACTATACTGTATATTATACAAAAGAAAAAGCAGCTTATTTGCTGCCTAAACTTCTATTATTTTAAGTGATTTCATTACTTTTTTATGTAATTTATCTGTCATTTGTTTGGTTTGTGATTCAGTTGCTACATGAAACATGCACATATTTATTGCTTTTCTTATCTTCTCTAATTTTTCTGTTTCATCTCCCAATGTGTAGCCTTGTTTATTTGCTTGTTCTTCTAAACTTTCATTTATTGGGCCATATCCGAATCTTACTTCACTCATTCTTCCTTACCCCCTACTATTACTTTTATCTCTGCATTAAGGCATACAAAACGGACATATTCGCTTAGCTTCATGTTTAATGCTCTGGCTTTCTCGGCTATCTGCTTATATTCTCTTTCGTCTATTCTGACGTTTATTGCTCTTTCTTTATTACTTGCCATTTCGCACCTTCTTTTTAAGTGTGATCATAAGCACTTTTTACGCATTTTTCTATTGACATTCCACCGCCGCCTATTGGAGTTTCTCTGTTAATATAAGTTCCTCCCATTGATAAGCCAAGATTTTCGCATCTTACAACTTGCAAACATCCAAAATCTTTATTTTCTGTTACCTTATATGTTGCAGTACGTTTACCCTTTTTTATTACAAATCGTTCGTCAAGTTTGGGTAAGTTGTTTGGAATCTCGTTGTAATTTTCTATTGTTATCACATTTAATATCCCCTTTCAAATGTATTTCTTAATTATATATTACTCCTTTGTGTAGTATTTGTCAATACATTTATAGAAATATTCTATATTATTTTCGGTATTTCCCCACTATCCGCATTACTTCCTCCTGCCCCTGTGCCTTTGCTATTTCCTCCAGGGCTTCAGGAGGATAGCTTGATAAGTCTATGTCTATGTTGGTGTTTTTACTCTCTATCTTATCAGTAAACATGCCAAGATGCTTTCCTATGAGTTCCAGCGACTTGTTGGCTCCTGCCGCTTGAAACGTATACTCTACTATGTTTCCGTCTTTATCGTATAATGGTTCAGCCTGCATGCACTTCTTATTGACTTCTATGAGCTTTTTTAATACCCACTCTACACTTACCATGCTTTTAGCTTTTAATTCGTCTGTGAGCTCTTTTAGCCTTGCAATAATCTTGCTAGTATTAGCCAATCTTGAAGCAGCTTCATCAATAGTTTTGTTAGTCATTCTTTTACAGTTAAATGCCTGCTTATATGCTTCTCTCTGCGATAGTCCGGCAAATAAGCCTTGCACATATTTTTCTTGTTTTATAGTTAACTTACCTGCCATATCTTTCACCTACCCTAATCTTAATCTCATTCTTTGCCGCTTCATCCAATCACATAGCCGTCTTAATATTTCTTCCGCCATGGTATCACCTACTTAAATAATAATAAAAAGAAAGCAGCTTATTTGCTGCCCTTCTTTTTAACCCATAGATTATAGTTACATCTCATTCTCCCTTACCCCCTACTAAAATTTATTCGGTTATAGCAGCTTATTTGCTGCTCTCCGCTTGCCTTATTACCTGCCTCTTACAGTCTCTGTACCAATCTGCCCTATCTTTGTAGCCCAGCTTCCGTATTGCTTTGTCGAGCTTTTCTAGTTCCTCTTGCGTATCCCGGACCTGGAAGCGTGTATCTGTCATTGTTCACACCTCCTAACCATT